GCAGTTACTTGGCAGTTACTTGGCAGTTACTTAGCAGTTCCTTGACAGTTACTTGAGAAGTTTAAAAATCAAAAAAAATATAATTTAAAAAAATAAAAGAAAAGAAATAAAAAAAAGATGAAAAGTGAGGGAAACTAAAAAACCCCCACCCTTCATCTAAACACAAAACAAATCACACAAAACACAATGTGTACTATTAAAAGGCTTCTTTGCAGTTGTTACATCTTCTGTGGTCGTCATCAAAACTTGCACCACAGCATACAGTTCCCCTGTCATCTGAATAAGCAATCATACCTTTTATAGAGTTTATATCTTCGTACTCTAATAAAGTTAAATCTTCTAAAATGTAGTAAGCACCCTCGTAGTCAAATGTAACATCTACATCTATCTCTCCTTGTCTTACATCTATATTCTCTGCACCTTGTTCTTTCAACCAAGCAGATACATCGTCAGCTTCTAATACTTCAGGTGCATAGCTCATCTCATCTTCAGGTGTACTTAATTTCCAATCATCGTAGTTCATAATGTAATATTTTATTTGGGTTATTATTCTGTATTGTTCTTTGCATCAAGACCCCCCCCTAGTGTACCCCCTGAGTTCCCCCCATTTGCAAGGCAAACATATAAATAATTTATTACAATACCAAATTATTTCGTATAAGTTTTTCCTTTCAGTAGCATATTTATTATTGGCTGACTAACATTGTGCTTTGCCGCTAACTGATTTTGACTTATACCTCCCGCCTTATACTCGGCACGAATTGCATCCGCTTCTTCTAGTGTGAACTTACGTTTAGCATATCCACCTCCACGCATATCTTTTCTGTCGTATATATTAATGCTCATCTTCTTTTGTTTCTATTTGTTTAACTTCTTCTGATTCTATAAAGTTGTCTGAATACTTTATTAGCTTATCAAACCTTGACAACTCATTGAGTAGCGTATCTTTGCTAATAAAAGAATAGTCCTTGTTGTCAAGCATCTCTTTGTACTGTTCTGCCAATACTTTAATAACAGAAATTTTTAGTCCATTATCTTTCATCTCTTAGCTTTTCTAGTTCAAACCTTAAATGATTCATAGCTTTCTCTATGTCCTCAATGTGTTTATCCTTGTCAGTCATACCTTGTTCTTTTTTCTTTCCACAACGCAAGAGGTATGTCGTGGCAGTTCCAACGTTGTACGACAAATCAAATCCACTTATAACCTTCCTTGCTTCATATCCGTTGTTACCTATGTAATAACTAGGAACAGAAATATCTTCTTTTTCTTCTTCTACTCTCCTACATAAACAAGCACCGCCACAAGAGCAGTTCCTAGTATAGTCGTAGTAGTGTTTACTCTTATCCATCATAATTCGTTTTTAAAATATTTATCTATTATTTCTTTGCAATGGTCGAACCCCTTGCAACATATACCGTAGTACCCCCTGTCTAGTGCGTTTTTAATAAACATCTTTTGTTCTTTGGATGCGTAGCATTTCTTGTCTTTCTTTAACTCTATAAACAAGGCTGTGTACTTTTCGTTTGGCTCGAATATAAGCAGGTCTGATACTCCCTTCAAGTACCCTGTTCGTTTTGCTTTTAGCCTTTGTGAGAAGTGCTTTTGAAACTGACCACCCATTGTTGCAGTAAACAACGCATTTGGATATTGAAGTTTTAAGTATTCTACGATAGCGATTTGTATTTTTTCTTCGCTTAATGTTGGTGTTGACCTTTGCAAAACTATTCTCTAATTTATTAATCCTATTCTCATACTCTTGACAAGTATCTTTTAATATCTGCATACGAAATTCAATGTCTGATATGTCAGATTCAGTATGTCTTTGTGCAAAGATAAGATATAAAACTGAAAGAAGCAACAATGTTATTAGTATAGTTTCCATATTATTTTTTTATTGTTTTGTATATATTCTCTATCCCTAGCAAATCATCATCACAAGATAAATTATGTTCTCTACACTTTTCTTTAAATTTATAATACTCTCTGCAAATCCTTAGTATCTCATCTATATTGCCCTGATGAACGATAGGACTTCCTAAAGAAGATATAAACCTCTTTGTTTCAAATGGTCTTTCTTGTTTCATATTAAAATCTATCTGTTGTTTCTCCGTGTTCGCTTATAAACTCTACTGCATTTATCTGTATGTCTATGTCGGCAATCTTTTTGTTGCAGTTGTTAGCTAATTTAGAAAGAATCATCTTATCTTTGTTTAACTCTTGTAGGTCGTCAGTTGTTACAAAAATTTCATCTAACCTAGATAACCACCTCCTAGATACCGTTTTATTGTTTGCTATCTTATAGTAAACTCTTGCCCAATGTATAGTTCTTTTAGCCATATTAATAGTTTTCGTAGTGGTCTGTAATTTTAATACTTTCAGAATCTCTTATTGGTCTTGTACTAACGGGGTCTTTAGCCAACATTCTTCCAAACATAAGCTGAAAACCTACGTCTGAGTTTATTACTTTTGGAACAACTACATAGCTAATTCCATCTTTATCGTCTTTACAAATATTTTGTATGTGCTTATAAATTCCCATTATTTTAATCTTTTTGCTTTATTAATAGTTTCATCAATCAGCTTTTGCTGTTGTTGGTTCTTTTGATAATCTGTTATATAGTTTTGTTGTCTGCGAAGCATAGCTTTAGCCTTGTATTCTTTAAGCCAAATGTTCCAACTCCTTACGTTTACAAACCCACCGCTTTCAGAATGTCTTATTCCTTGCTCAAACGCAAAGGCAACCTCCTCCATCTCCATTGAACCGTAATACCTTGATAGGTCATCTACCAACATCTTACTCATCATAACCACCTGCTGCGTATCAGGTCGCTGACCCAACATAATGTAGCACTTGCTTAGTAAATCTACACAATCAACATTTAGTTGCTCTAGGTCTTTGCTAAACCTATACCACACCTGTTTAGTTTTATCTTTATCCATTGTTTATCATTTGTCTAGCTTCTTGCCAAGTGTCTAGTGATTGTTGTACCTTTCCTTTCGATTGCTCTGACGTTGAGTTCTTCTCCCAAGTTCTGACAGATGCTTTCCAATCTTTCATAGGATTCTTTCCTACCTTCCAACCATTAGAAGAATAGTAATCAAAGAATTTCTCTGCATCAACAAAGTTGTTTCTTTCAATGCAGTATTCTTTTATATCTTCAATAGTTGGCTTTGCAAACCTTTTAGCCTTAACCTTTTCTTTAACTATAACTATATCTGTATCTTTATCTTTAAGGGTACTTTCTACCCTTTGTGAACCCTTTAGATACCCTTCAAGATTATATTTGTTTAATAGGTTAATTACAGATTTATGTACGTTTGAATTTTGATTTAACTCTCCATACTGATACTCAATAAAGTCAGGAATAAACCACTTATCGCCATCATCAAACGATATTACTTTATCGCCAAATGATGATGGTAGATTGTCGTGTGATAATTCAAAACCTACTCTTATAGAAGCTACCTCTAAATCCACCTCCCATATACCTGCGTGATTGCAGTCATCTAATATGTAGAACCATAGTAGCTTATGTTGAGGTGTTAGTTCACGGACAAAGCGTTTCTTCCACTTGTCTGTATCTGTCATTCTTTTTGCCATTGTAATAATTTTTGGGGTTAAATTCTATGCAAAGGTAAACTTATTTTTGTTAAAACCAAATAACTTCTAACTTATTTCTTTCAACGTACACTATCATCTCTTGGTCGTGAACAGAACCTTTGCGTGGTTTTCTGCCGCCTTTTTTAAATGTTCCTGATAGATTGTCTATCTTCTGAAATAATATTCCATCATCAAAAGACCAACAAATAATAACAGGCTTTCCGTATTTTATTTGTTCTTCCTGACAATCAACAATCTTTTTCATAGAAACTATGCAATATTTATTGCTGTCAATCTTTTGATTAGGACATCCTTTAACTTCAAATCCGCAAATTCTGTCAAAGTTTTCATTTTTCATTTCATAGTCAACGGAACTGAAATCTCCTTGACCTGAATAACAGTAAGCGTACTTGTCGCAGAAATACTTAGCTGCTCTCTCCTGCCTTGCAAAGTCTTTTGAGGTTTCAAATTTCATCGTTATACTCTATAAATGATAGGATAAATGCAGTAGCAACTATACAAAACGATATTATAATACTTGTCATTTAGTGTACGGTTTTGTGGTTATCATCTACATTTATTATACCGTATGTGTACTCACACATATCCTTAATCTTTCTTATATTGGCTCTTATGTCCTTTCTAACAGCTTCTATCTCGGTCTTGGTGCTGTCCATTCCGAGAGAAGCGTTGAGGGCAGCGTTCTTGGCTAACAAGCTATCTACCCTCTTTACGTTCTTTCTTTTAGTGTTCGACTTCACAATCAAATACTCTTATCAACATTCTTACCTTAAAAGGGTAAGTCTGTGTCTGCTGTTGCAGATTCTTTAGGCTCGGACTTTGTAGCAGCACCTACGTTTATTGCCCAAGCAAGTATGTTGTTATAGTAGTTTCCTTCATACAGACGACCTCTAATGTCTATCTTGCAGGTAACTTCTGTTCCCACCTTAATAACATCTAGCTTTTCAATGTTGTCTTTTACAACCTCCATCTTTATAGCTTGTGGGTATTCGCCACCTGTATTGATTACAAACTCTCTTTTTCTAAAGCCACTTGAAAATTCTTTTGTTTCAAATTTTGCTTCTAATACTCCGTTAATTTCCATAATTAAATTCGTTTTTGTTATTTATTAAATTAATTTCATTTTGAATTTAATCCATTCTATCTGTAATAAGTATTCTTTCTCTGTTAAGACAGTCGTACTCATCACGAATATTTATAAATGTTTTCTCATCAAACACCATATCTCTGATGTTTATATACCTCAACATTTCTTTTTTGTCAAACTCAAGATAACCTATCATTTTCTTTTCGTGGTGCATAACAGTTGCGTGATTTGCACCAAAAATATTGGCAATACTTGTGTATGTCTTATTGAAGTGCTTTCTAGCAAAGAAGAAAAACATTCTTCTAGCACCTACAATATCCATCTTCCTTGACTTGCTATGTAGTTCTTTTGAGGAAATGTTGTAATGTTTACAAACAGCAGATTGAAGTACCTCCATTCTAAAGTTCATTATTCTTTTTGTTTATTAGGGTTAACAATTCTTCTTCTTTCATCTGCTGACTTTCAGCCAACAAAGATAAGTGTTTTAATCTTAACATTGTAGGGTTTTCTAAATACTTGTCTATTGTAGTTCCGCTAACTCCCGTTATCTGACCAAACTTTCTTTTTGTAACTCCTTGTGTTCTCATTAACACTTCAAATTCATTTCTTGCTTTTTTCATTTTATCTATTTTTTACTATTACTAATTCAATTCCGAACTGTTCTTTATATAGTTCCTGTATTCTGTCGTCAGTATATTCCATATAAAATTTTATGAAGTTCGTTTCTATACCCGTTGGCACTTTCTTGTTGTCAATCAAACCTATTTGGTTTCTAGTGATTGCAACTATTGCACCTTCTTTGGTCATTGCGTGTTTTCTAATTGCCATATCTAAACATTTTTTTAAACTGTTCTCTTGGGTCTTTTGGTATGTAATCTACTTTTAACTTTACAATTAACTCGTAGGCTTCTTGATAACTAAGATGTAGCATACCGTTCTCTATATCTTTTAGTTCATCAGGTTCGTATGGAACACCCGTAAGTAAACCCTCAATAATTGCTATCTGCGAATTACTGATAGGCTCACTTTCAAGTACATCATCTATCCAATCCATTAGTCAGCCATCTCATCTTGACCATAAACTCCTTGCTCATAAAACCCTGTAAGCATAAGTACAGCTCTTGATTTTCCTCGCTTCTCAGCCATAGCAACAGGGAACTTACCTGCAAGACCCATAGTGTTTTCTTTAGAGGATTCTCCAAAAGACTGAACCTCAGTTTGACCTATCTGTTTTCCTTTAGTCATTGAAGCAAAGCAACGTAATACAACCCAATCTTTTTCCATAACTATTGGCTCATAAGTAACTGTAATATTTCTGTTGCTTATAATCTTATCTATACCCGTTCTTGTGATAATAACAAACCCTCGCTTGTCTTTATACACATCTTCTTGTACTAGACCATTCTCTGTGAACAATCTTCTTAGGCTTTCTTTCTTAGTTTCTGTTTTAATTTCTGACATAATAATTTTATTTGAGGTTAGTTAATAAATTTCTAAATTCTTTCATTTTTTCTAAAGCGTGGTTACGAGCAAAAACTTTTCCGTTTGAGTATTCTGCCATTGCAATACTTACACTATCAGCAGGACTTCCATTACAAGAATTTCTATATTGTAACTCTGACTGCTCATCTTCTCTAAGTAGGTGTTCTATTATTTCAATCTTATTGTCTAAAAAGAATAATACATCTCCTAGTTTTACTTTTTGTACTTCAACTTGTTCCATAATTGGGGTTTTAAATGTTAATAACTGCTGCAAATATACAACAATTACTTAATAAACCTAATATAAATTAAGAAAAAAGTAAAAAAAGTTTGTTTTACTAGAGTGTATTCTTGTGAATTATTTTTGAACCTAAGTCCATAGGAATAAACAATGCAGTCTTTCCACCGTCAAGAACGACACCACAGCCAAGAGTAGGCTTT